TGGCCGGACTTGCTCGAGGGCGGGGGATGACGCGAGGGGGGGTGATCAGCATGGCCAAGCCGAAGAAGAAGGCCAAGCGGAAGGACCACGGGGTGAAACCGACCACGCAACCGGCGCCGCCGCCGGCGGGAGCGTAGTGGCGGGAGCGGGACGCCAGGGACAAGCGATGAGCGAAGGCCGCTGCGGCAAGCCCGCGCTGGCGAAGGCCTACTGGCCGGGGCACGATCCGTTGCCCGTCTGTCCGGATCACCAGGCCGCGATAGTCCGCGTCGCCGGCGCGCTGGGGATGTACCTGCGATTCGAACAGGCCGACGACGGCGCGACGTGCAGCCAGTTCATGCCGGCGAAAGGAGAGGGCGGGCGATGAGTACCGTCCGAGAGGCCAGCGATCAGCAGCTGCTGGTCCACCATGCGAGCCTGGAGTCGGACTTCGAGTTCTTCCCCCTCCTCACGGTGGGCATGGATCTGCACGCGATCGAGCGGGAGCTGGCGCGGCGCGGCTTCAAGCGCGTCACGGACCGGCCGCCCTGGTGGCGGTTCTTGCGGGGCCCCTCGAAGCGGTGGGCGAGGGTCCAGGAGGAGGGGGCGGTGCTCACTCCGCTCGGCGTCGCGTGCGATCGCCTGGTCGAGTTCTGGGACGGGCTCGAGGACGGGTTCCCGGTGGGGGGCCTGGTCCAGGCGATACGGATCCTCGTAGACATCACGGCCCACGCCGGGCTGGCGGATCGGCTCAGGACGCACACCGAGGCGCAGCGCGGAAGGGAGGCCCCATGACCGGCTACAAGGAGCACCCCGAGGCGGCGGAGATCGCAAGCACGCTGATTCCGAAGCACCACGAGCACCTGGAGAAGGCGAAGATCCGGTACCTCCTCACGGATCGGCCGATGCGCCGGCACGCACGGCCGCTGGCCGGCAAGGCCCTGAAGGCCAGCGGGCTCCTGAAACACTTCGGCAAGGCGGACTTCCTCCTGGTCTTCGAGAAGGAGACCTGGGACCAGCTGACCCCCGAGCAGCGGACCGCGCTGGTCGACCATGAGCTCTGCCACTGCGCGGTGAAGCACACCAAGGCCGGGGAGGCGCGGTGGTTCATCCAGGGACACGATCTGGAGGAATTCCGGGGGGTGGTGGAACGCCACGGGCTCTGGCACCTCGACGTCGTCTCGTTCGGCCGGGCGATCCAGGAGGTCCTGCCGCTCGGCGGGAAGCAATGATCCGCCCCGAGACGGACGACCTGATCGCTTTCCTGAACTCGCTGGTAGCGATTGATCCGAACGCTATGGACGCTCTTTTGCGGGCACGCGTGACCTGCAATGAGGACCTCGCCAAGCACCCGACAGTCCAGGTGGGCCACACGGAGGAAGTCCCCGGCAAACCGCGGGTCGGGATCCTCGGGATCCTGAACGGCTGGTGCGGTACGATCGACGACCCCGGGCCGGCGCACGGCTACGGGCCAATCGCCGCAGTGTTCGAGGGCGGCTGGCTGGTTCGCTTCGACCGGATCGAGCGCCACGTCCTGACCGCCCCGGGGGAAGGCGAGAAAGTCAGCCCATGATCTACCTCGGGATCGACCCCGGCGTCCACGGGGCCGTCGCCCGGCTCGCGCCCGGGGAGCCGCCGCGCGTCTGGCCGGCGCCGGTGACCCTGATCCGGCGGGGCAAGCGGACCGTCCGGGTCCCGGACCTCCGCGCCATGTGGGACCTCCTCCAGGAGGCGACGACCGTGGCGGCGACCGGGGTCGAGGCGTTCTGCGCCCTCGAGCTGGCCCGCGCGATCCCGCCCCGGCCGAAGGCGGGGGGGGAGCCCCGCGCCAGCGGCGCCGTCGGCATGTTCAACTACGGCCTCGGGTACGGGGCCTGGCAGATGGCCCTCACGGGCCTCGGGATCCCCTATGCGTGCGTCCACCCGGCGACGTGGAAGAAGGCGATGCTCCGGGACGTGGGGAGCGCGAAGGGGGCGGCGGTCCTGGTGGCGCAGCGGCTCTTCCCGGGCGTGAACCTGCGGCTGACGCCGAGAGCGCGGAAAGACCACGACGGGGCGGCGGAGGCGCTGCTCCTCGCGGAGCACGCGCGAAGGATCGGGCGGCCGGCGGAGGCGGCCCGGGCGGCGGGGGAGGCGTTCGCGTGAAAAACAAACTCGCCGTACTGAGCCGGGCCGAGCGCCGCATCGCCACGATTCAGACGATTCCCGAGGTGAAAACAACCGATGGGGAGCTGGGCACACTCGAGCGCTGGGCCCGGGCTCACAACTTCGATCTCCCCACCCGTAATCGCATCGTCCTCACCCGCGCCCTCGTCCTCGTCCGCGGCGGGGAGCTGGTGGACGGGATCCCGAAAGCCCAAGGAAAAGAGGGGTTAGGACTTCGGCCCACGCTGGGCCGAAGTGAGGTCGCCCACTCCGTCGCCCAGCGGTGGCAATCCCTCACCCGCCTCGGCGAAGCGAAGATCCGGGAGGCGGTGGCCATGCGGACCGACGTCGGCCAGTCGATAACCTTGGGCTACCTCTATGCACTGGCTCGCCCGCCGGTTGCCGTGGAAGGAATTCCCGAATTCCCCAAGGGCCCCTTTCGGACAATCGTCATTGACCCTCCCTGGCCCATGACCAAGATCGGTTTCGACGAGCGCAGGCCCGTCGAGCGGCGCACGATGGATTACTCAGTCTGGACCCTCAAGCAGATCCGCGAACTCCCGATCCGCAAGCTGGCGGACACCCACGGAGCCCACATCTACCTGTGGGTCACACACCGTTTCCTGCCTTACGGGTTGCGCCTCTTCAGGGCCTGGGGAGTGCGATACGAATGTGTGCTGACATGGATCAAGCCCACCGCGCAGCCGCTTTGGTGGGCCCATACGACCGAGCACATCCTCTTCGGGAAAGTGAAATCGCTGGCCCCTGTGGTCAAGGGGACCCCGACGAGTTTTCGCGCACCGCAACAGCGGCATTCCCATAAGCCCGATGAATTCTTCGACCTCGTCCGACGGGTGAGCCCGGAGGGCCCGGAGGGACGCCTTCGTCTTACGATGTTCGACGAGGCCCGCGAGGGCTTCGAGCCGTGGGGAGTGCCGCATCGATGAGGACGATGTTCGAGACGTCCTACGCCTGGCAGCGACGATGGATCCCACGCATGGTGCAAATCTTCGCGCCCCGCCTGTTTATGGAGGTCTCCCCCGAGGAGGACCGGAAGCACGGGGCGGACATGATCCTCTTCGAAGGCCGCGAGTGCCGTGTTGCCTGCCGGGTCCGGACTCCGGATTATCGGGAACCGTTCTGGTGGGACATAACGGTGACAATAGACCGCGAAACCGGCGGCGAGACGGAATTCCCGAAATTCCACCGGGGTTGGGCGGACGTCATGTTCTATGGGCACACCACAGCTGAGGATCCCCGCGAGGGGGAGATCGATCCGTGGTACCTTGTCCGCGTTCCGGAGTGGTGCGAGTACAATTGGCGCCACTCGGAGATCCCCAAAAAGCGGAACAACGATGACCCTGGCAAGGGATGCTGGTTCAAGCCTTACGACATTCGGTTGATGGCCCAGGAGATCCCCGACATCATCGTGGCCTCGAGCGAGGACCTCACCCAGTACCTGGCGCAGTTGTCCTTTTGGGAGAAACTGAAAGGAGGCCCCGAATGAGCCCGTACCGCTGCTGCGGCAGGCCCTTCGACTCCGAGCGCGCCACCATGCTCGCGCCCGGCGCCGTCGGCGCCCCGGATCCCGGCGCGCCCGAGCCGGTCCCGACGTCCCCCGAACCCGCGGCCGCCGAGCCCGGCCAGGAGGAGCCGACGCCGGCGGATCCCACACCAGCCCCTGGGCCGGCCCCCGAGGAGGCCGGCGCCCCGGCGGCGTAGATGCCGCCCCCCTGGATCCCCGCCATGGGCCGGACCATGGCTTGCCTGGTCATGATCAGCCTGGCCGGGACCGCCTTCGCCTTTTGGCAACAGTCGGCCTGGGCGGGTCTCGCGCTGGCGGCCGCCTTATGGGTGGTCGTCGTGATCCCGCGCGGGGACGCGCCGTGAGCCCCCCGCTCGACGTCCTGCTCGAGTACCTGGACCGGGCGATCGCCGACGCCGAGCGCCGCGCGAGCGTGCGCGGCAAGGCGAACGACTGGAGCGAATTCGCGTACCAGCGGCGGCGGGCCGCGGACTTCCAGAAGCAGCGGGACCGCCTCTTCCGGCTCCTGAGCACGGCCACGGAGATCCTGGAACCGCAAAAGGTCCTTGACACACTCGTGAATTCCGTGTAACCGAACAAGGACGAGCGCGCAACCCCCGCCTCCCCTGCCCGCTTGCCCGGGCAGACCGTGGGCCGGCCGCGTGGGAACGACCACCGGCCGGCCCTTTGCTTCGCCCGGGAGGCGCATGCCGAGCGCGACCACCAAGCGGTCCCCCGCCCGTGCGACCGATGGCGCCGGCGCCCTCCGCCTCGAGTTCGTGGACCTGACTACCCTCCACCGCTGGCCCCGGAACCCCAAGGAGCACAACCTCCCCGCGATTCGGGAGAGCTTCACCCGGTTCGGCTTCGTGGCCCCGATCCTCGTGGACGAGGGGACGGGGCGGATCGTCTCCGGGCACGGTCGGCTGGATGCCCTGGTGGCCCTGCAGGCCCAGGGCGGGGCCCCGCCCGGGCGGATCCGCGTGGACGGGAAGCGGTGGCTCGTCCCGGTCCTCCGGGGGGTCCGGTTCCCCTCCGAGGGGGAGGCCGAGGCGTACCTGCTCGCCGACAACCAGCTCACGATCCTGGGGGGCTGGCGGGATGCCGACTTGGTGCCCCTCCTGGACGAACTGTACCAGGCGGGGAACCTGGCCGGGACCGGGTTCGCGGCGAAGGACCTGGACGACGTCCTCCGTCGGCTGACCGGGCTCGAGAACAAGCCCCCGCAGCCGGACCCGGGGGCCCACCTGGACCGCGCCGCCGAATTCCAGAAGAAGTGGAAAACGGCGCGGGGCCAGCTCTGGCGGGCGGGGGACCATCGGCTCCTGTGCGCCGACTCCACGGACCCCAAAGCCTGGCCGCGGCTGCTGGACGGCCGCAAGGCCGCCATGGTCTTCACCGATCCCCCCTACGGGGTCGACTACTATTCGGCCTCCGGGTACCACCGGCCGATGCCGAACGACGACCTCAAGGGCGACGCCTTCGTCGCCTTCCTCACCCGGGCCTTCACGAACATGGCGGCCCACGCGGACCCGAAGGCCGCCTGGTACGTCTGGCACGCCTCCGCCACCCGGGACGAGTACTCCTACGCGCTGAAGGCCGCCGAAGTCCGCGAGCTCCAGTACCTGATCTGGGTCAAGCCGGAGCTCCCCCTCGCCGGCACCTCCGACTACCGCTGGGCCCACGAGCCCTGCTTCTACTGTGCGCGGGCGGGGAAGCGGCCGCGGTTCTACGGCCAGGAGGCCCAGGACACGACCTGGTGGATCGCCCCGCCCGCCGAAGGCGGGCAGAGCGTCCTGGTCGGCCGCGGGCTCGTGGTCTGGGACGGGAAGGGCTCGGCCCTCTTCATCACGGCCAAGGTGCCCAAGGGGCCGAAGCTCCGGGAGCTCCGGCTCGAGGGCGACAAGCCCGTCTATCTCCATACGACGACCGAAGCCAGCACGGTCTGGCGCGTCGGGCGGGATCGCCCGGTTTACCACCCCACGCAGAAACCCGCGGAGCTCGGGGCCCGGGCGATGCGGAACGCAGGCATGGGGCTGAAGCCGGCCCTGGAAGGCTGACGTGGCTCGGCGGAAGCGCAAGGCCAAGGGGGAGCAGCCGCGGCAGGCCGCGACACGGATAAAAAAAGGGGCGTTCCTCGATGCTTACCGCAGGGTAGCGACCATCGCCGCGGCGTGCCGGGTGGCCGGCGTGGATCGGATGACCCACTACCGCTGGATCGAGGCCGACCCGGCCTATGTCCTGGCCTTCAAGGACGCCCAGGAGGACGCGACCGACCTCCTCGAGCAGGAGGCCCGGCGCCGCGCGATCGTCGGGGTTGAGGAGCCAGTCGTCTACCAGGGGGCCTTCTGCTACGAGACGGACTCGGTCACCGGAGAGCGGCGGCAGGTGGTCGTCCGGCGGTATTCAGACATGTTGCTCCAGGCGCAGCTCAACGCCCACCGGCCCGAGAAGTACCGCTACCGGGTCGAGCACGCCGGGCCCGGGGGCGGGCCGATCCCCCATAGGCACGCCGGGACGATCGTGGTGGTGGACGGGCCGAAGGACAAGTACATGGCCGGCCTGCAAAAGGCGCGCGAGGCGGCGCGCGCGGCCGCCGGCGGGGACGGGCACGGGGGGGACGGCGCCGGCAAGGCCCCAGGGGACGGGGGCGGGGGATGACGGCTCGCTCCAGGGTGCTCGCGTCGCTCCGAGCGTGCCGGGGCGTGCAAACGTGCCGGGGCGTGCCAACGTGCCGGGGCGTGCGAGCCTCCAGCGTCGCTCCGAGCGTGCGGGGGCGTGCCAACGTGCGGGGGCCGTGTGACCGTCTCCCAGCGATCCCAGGGCAGGGCGACGCATGACCTACATGATCGCCCGGCCGCCCCAGGACCCTGATGAGCTCTGGGAATACGTCTACACCCTCCTGGGCCTGCGGATCCCCCGCAAGCGGGTCTGTCCAGGCCACCGGGCGCCCTTCGAGGCCTTCAGCGACGCCTACTTCGCCCGGACCTCCACGGGGGTCTGGAAGGCCTCCCGGGGCTTCGGGGGCAAGACGACGCTGCTCGGGGCCCTGGCCCTGACGGAGAACATCGGCCTGGGGGCGGCGGTGACCGTGCTGGGGGGCTCGGGCGTCCAGAGCAAGCGCGTCCTCGAGGAGAACGGGAAGCGCTGGGAGTGGCCCGGGGCCCCCGTGGACATGCTGCTCACGGAGCCGACCACCCAGCAGACCCGGCTGCGGAACGGCGGGAGCACGACCGCCCTGATGGCGTCCACCAAGTCCGCCCGGGGCCCCCACCCCCAGCGGCTGCGGATGGACGAGGTGGACGAGATGGACCTGCGGATCCTGGACGCCGCCCTGGGGCAGCCGATGGGCACGCCCGGGGTCCCCGCCCAGACCGTCCTGAGCTCCACCCACCAGTACCCGGACCGGGCCATGACCGAGGTCCTCAAACGCGTGGCCCAGAAGGGGTGGCCCCTCTACGAGTGGTGCTGGCGCGAAACCGTCGAGCCCCACGGGTACCTGTCGATGGTGGAGGTCGAGCGCGTCCGGCGGGACGTGCCGGCCGGCATGTGGGAGACGGAGTACGAGCTCCAGGAGCCCACGGCCGAGGGGCGCGCCTTCCTGACGGAGCTGGTGGAGGCCTACTTCGACCCGGCGCTGGGGGAGCGGGACGGGGGGGACGGGGAGTACTGCGAGTTCGAGCCCCCGGATCCCCTGGCCCTCTACGCCACCGGGGCGGACTGGGCGAAGGAGCAGCACTGGACCGTGATCGCCACCTTCCGGGCGGACGTCGAGCCCTGGCGGCTGGTGGCCTGGGAGCGGATGCAGCGGCTGGCCTGGCCCTACATGGTCAGCCGCCTGGGGGTGCGGGCGCAGCGGTTCCCGGGGCTGGTGGCGCACGACGCCACGGGCGGGGGGAACGTGGTGGCGGACCTCCTCCGGGAGAAGGAGATCCTGGCCGAGCACGTGATCATGGTGGGGCGGGGCCGGCAGGACCTCTTCACGGAGTACGTGGCGGCCGTGGAGAAGAAGGCCCTGCGCGCCCCGCGGATCGCCTTCCCGTACAAGGAGCACCGCTACTGCGCGAACAAGGACCTGTACGGGAGCGGCCACCCGCCGGACTCGGTGGTGGCCGGCGCCCTGGCCTGGTCGCTGCGGGCCAGGATCCCGAGGGGCTACGCGCCGGCGGGGGTCGGGGCGCGCGCGGCGCACCACGGGCCGCACGGGTGAGGCATGATTGAGCAGACCCTTCGGTACCGTTGTGATTACTGTGAAGCGATCCAGGAGGCCACCTACCGCGTGGACCTCTTCAGCCAGGTTCTCCGCCCTTGCCCGCCCCCGGGATGGAGGCTCCTCGGCGACACGCTCATCTGTGCCGCCCACCAGATCGACGTGCGCCCGTCGCCGGCGGGGGCCGCATGATCGGCGCCGACTTCATGCGAGCCCTGGCGGGCCGGAACGACCGGGCCAAGACGCTGGAGGTCGTGCCCCAGCGGGGGGAGATCTCCGGGAACGACTCGGGCTTCCTCGGGCGGTGGATGCCGACCCGGTGGAACCCGGACGAGCTGATCACCCGGCGGGGGATGCGCTGGTACGACAAGATCCGCCGGGACGACGCCGTCAAGGGGGCGATGGCGCTGAAGAAGGGCGCGGTGCTCTCCCCCGGCTGGGAGCTCACGCCGGCGCCCGACGACCCGGAGGGCGAGGACGTCGTCGAGTTCCTGGAGTACGTCTTCGAGAACATGGAGCCCCTCTACGGCAACCTGGACGACCACCTCCAGCAGGTCCTCACGGCCCTCGACTACGGCTTCTCGATCACGGAGATCATCTGGCGGACGATCGAGGAGGCCCCCTACGCCGGCTGGTGGGGGCTCCGGACCCTGAAGCCCCGGAAGCCCCACCGCTTCTGGTTCGACGTGGACCCGCACGACAACCTCCTCCCGGACGGGATCCGCCAGGACGAGAACAAGTACCCGGTGGAGAAGTTCCTCCACTGGGGCTACCGGCGGGAGTTCGGAAATTGGTATGGCCAAAGTGACCTCCGGGAGACCTACGAGTGGTGGTGGCTGAAGGACAACCTCATCAAGTGGAGCGCGATCTACGCCGAGCGCTTCGCCATCCCGATCGCCACGGGGACCTACCCGGCCGGGCACCCGATCGCGGCGGACATCGTGGCCTTCCGGACCATGCTGGAGAACATCCAGGCCAACACGAGCATGACCATGTCCGACAGCTTCAAGGTGGACCTGAAGGAGGCGGTGGGCCGGGGCGCGGACGTCCTCGAGCGCCTCATCAAGGCCGCCGACACGGGGATCGCCCGCGCGATCCTCATGCCCTCCCAGCTGGGGGTGACCGCCCAGCCCGACGTCGGGACCTACGCCCAGGCCCGGAAGCACTTCGACGTGCTGCTGATCGTGGTCACCGACATCCAGCAGGACGTCGCCCGCCAGGTCGTCCAGCAGCAGCTGATCCGGCGCCTGGTCCACGCCAACTACGGCCCGCGGCCGCTCCCGACCTTCGAGTTCAAGCCCCTCCAGGAGGAGGACGAGAACCGCCTCTTCACCATGTGGCTCCAGGCCGTGACCGCCGGCGTGGTGGACACGACGCCCCAGGACGAGATCCACATCCGGGAGATGACCGACTTCCCGGAGCGCACCGAGGAGGAGATCCAGGCGGAGCGCGACCGCCTCGAGGCGATGCTGCCCCAGCCTGGGCCGCGGGAGCCCGGGCCGGAGGACGAGGAGGAGGAGGAGGAGGAGGACGGCGCCGGCGCGGCCGCGGCCCAGGGGAACGGGAAGCCAACGGCCGTGGCCAAGGCGACCCTGGCGCCCCCCGCCCACGGCAAGTTCGTCCGCCGGGTCCGAAGCCGGGCATACTTCGATCCGGACCAGCCCCGGGACGAGGGGGGAAAATGGACGGAGACGGGCGGATCAGTTGCGGCTGAAAAAGCTGGCAAGAAATGGGCGGAGGATCTGACCGCCACCGAAAAGGACGCCGTCTCGCACTATGCGTCTGCCGGATACGCAAATATCAACGCGCACCTACGAGGCAAAAAAACAACAAAGACGCCGAGCAACGATGAAATCGAGCGACTGACAAAGGCGCTCGACAAAGCATCCTTGCCAGAAGCTGTAACAGTTTATCGCGGCATCAGCAAAAGCTTGAAACTCAGGCCGGACATGGAATTTCAAGATAAGGGGTTCATGAGCACAACAACCAGCTTTCGGAATGCCGTCATCTTCACGGGACTTCAAGGGCCTGAAGGAAAGGGGGCGGTACTCGAGCTGAAGGTTCCGAAGGGTTACCGGGCGGCACACATCGCCGGCAAGTTCGGCGCAATCGAAAGCGAAAACGAGCTTTTGCTCCAGCGCGGGGCAAGGTTCCGGACGACTAAGCGCCATCGGGTAAAGGTCGGACTGCACGTCATAACGGTCTACGAGGCGGAGATTATCTAGGGGGATGGCCGTGGGCAAGCAAGATCGGTTCATCTACGACGAAGGCGATCTGCTTGTCTTGAAGGATCCTGGGGCAGGGGAGATTGAGGACCAAAAGCAGGCACAGAAGAGCCTGGCCATCTCTGTTCATAGCCGCACCCGCGAGCCGAACGAGTACGAGCGCAAGGTCGACCTCGCCCGGCTCGAGGAGCGCCAGGACGAGCTCGAGGGGGAGGGGAAGGCCCGATTGATGGAGGTCCTGGAGCGGATGCGGGAGGCCCTCCTGGGCGTGGTCGGCAAGCGCCTCGAGGCGGGGGACCTGACGCCCACCTGGGTGCGGAACCTGGACCTGAAGTTCAAGGGGGAGCTGCAGCGCGTGGCCCGGGAGATCCTGGGGGAGGGGTACCGCCTGGGGAACCGCGAGAGCCGCAGGATGCTCCGGGAGAAGCGCCTGCAGGTTCGCCTGGTGCCCGGGCTGCCCCCCGAGAAGGCCCTGGCGTTCTTCGAACAGAAGGCGTTCTACATCACGGGCGTGCTCAAGGACCGGCTGCTGAACGGCGCGCGGAACGTCCTCTACAACGGGATCAAGAACGGCACGCCCAGCACCGACGTCATCCGGGAGCTCAAGGAACTGTTCGACGAGTACCTGGGGGACCCGACGGCGATCGCCCCGGGCAAGGAGGAGCAGGCCCAGCCCTACCGCCTGGAGACCATCCTCCGGACGAACGTGAACGAGGCCTACAACGAGGGCCTGAAGGACGGAGTGGACGAGGAGGTGGACTCCGGCTTCGTGATCGGGTTCCTCTACAGCGCGATCATCGACGGGCGGCAGACCCCGGTGTGCGAATTCCTGGACGGGAAGATCCTCCGCCCGGACACCGAGGACACCAACGCGCTGACGCCCTCGAACCACTTCAACTGCCGCTCGATCCTGATCCCGGTGACCAAGGACGAGGGGCCCGTGACCTTCATCACAGCGGGCCAGATCGGGCGGGCGCTGGAACTGAAACAGAAGGGGTTCTGACCGTGACCCCGAACGTGCTGGTCTCGCTCGAGGCGCTCCGGGCGGCCTTCCGGGGGATGCGGCTGGAGCGCGCCGGCCCCGGTCGGTCCGGCAACCTGGTCCCGCGGCCCGAGCCGGTCCACTTCAACGCCCCATGCCGGCTGGAGCGAATGGGGGACCCGCCACAGGAGCGCGTCACCCTGGATCGGTTCGGAGACCACTGCCCGGTGGAAGCTATCCGAGAGACCATGCAAGTCCACATGGGGGAACCAATCACGGTGATTCGGGAGATCGCGCTCCCGCACCGGGCCGAGGACTGCCCCATTTGCCGGGAGATCGCCCCGAGCTACAGGATCCTGCCGAATTACCTGGTGGGCGTGGCGCTGGCGCCGAGCGTGGACGGGGTCGTCCCGGTGGCGCTGAGCTCCCTGTGGCCGATGATCGTAGGCTCCTCCTGGCCGGCGGGGGAGAGGCCACCAGCGGTGAGCTACACGGGCGGCGAGAATGGCGCCCTGGAGGCGATCCGGCTGGCGGGGGAACGGCCGAACGAAGGCCTGGCAGCCCAGTACCGGCCGGTCGAGGGCCCGACGGCGACCTGCAGCGCCTGCCCGGCGTTGGTGGCACCCGAGGAGCTCTGGGTCGGGAAGAAGTCCGGGATCGCCCTGTGCGAGCCCTGCATGACCAAATGGGAGAAGGCCGGGCGAGCCCGGCGGACGGGGGAGTTCTAATGGCGCTAGTTGCCCGATCCGGAACCAGCTCCGGAGCCCGCTCCAATCCCAGCCCCAGTGGTCTATAGCCTGCAGATCGTGGACGACAAGGGCAATGTGGTCGGGAAGGTGCGGCTGGAGTGAAAAGGGGGGACGGACAATGACCATCAGGGCCACTATGAGAATGCTGATCTTCCTCGGGCTCCTGATTGCCATTCGTGCCGAGGCGGCGACGATCCTGCTCAACGAGGGGTTCGAATCGGCGGCCTGGCAGGCCAACTGGACGTCGTTCGAGTATCCGGAGAACATGACGATCACCACGCACATTCCGAACTCGGGCCATCAGCTCCAGGTTCGGGTACCGCTCGGCGAAGACGATGGTGCGGCCGTCATCTGGAGGTTCGCCGCCAAGGGCTACGCCCCGCCCGACGAGGCCTGGCTTCGCTTCTACGCCTGGTTCGACAACTCCTGGACGAGCAGCCCGGCGCGCGATTATCTCGCAAGCCTACCAGGCTACGCCGGCCAGGGATGGGCCGTGTATATGTATAGCAACTCCTCCGCGGGGGTCGGTTTCCGCATCCACCATCTCGGCAACCCGGGCGGGGAACTCATCCCCTGGGGCTACGCGCTGCAGCGAAACCAGTGGTACGCCTTCGAGTTCCGGGTGAAGCTGAACACACCGGGGCAGGCGAACGGGATCGTCCAAGGGTGGCTCAACAACGCCCTGATCTTCAACCGGGGCAACTTCGCGTTTCGCACCGACCTCTCCGTGAAGGTGGACACGATGTGGGGCGGCGTCTACACCGCGCCGGGCACGGTCGCGGACCGGAACATGACCCTCTACCTCGACGCCATCACGATCGCGCCCGACCAGATTTGCCAATCATGCGCGCCACCGCCTGCGCCAGCGCCTCCGCCTCCGTGCCAGTGTCCGTAAGGAGGCCCCATGACGATCCAAGAGCGGTGGTGGGCCTGGAAAGATCGACGTCGGCGGGCGCAGACCGAGGCGGGCGCGCTGGCGGCCGGCCGATTCGTGCTCTACATCAGCATCTACGGGCGGCGCACGCCGATCTGCTTCGTGCCGAGGGAGGACGAGGCCGCGACCTTCCTCCGGCAGTTCGTGATCCCATGGGCCTTTGGCAGCGGCGGGGTCTTCTCCCACCAGGGGCCGTGGGTGAGCCCGGGCGGGCCCCGCGCGGTTCGGGCGCCCCACATTGAGGTCCTCCGGCACCGGGACATCCTGGGGGTGGAGATGCTGGCGCCGGACGACGCCTACCGGGAGCGGCTCGACCGGATCCTCCACCTGGGGGTCGCGGAGGAGCGCGCGCGCCAGGAGGCCGAGCAGGTGGTCGCCCAGGCCGGGCACTTCACGCGGACGATGCAGGCGATGGTGGAGGCCCACAGAGCCGTGGAACGGGGGGATCAGGATCCGAAGGGATCGGGGTAGGGAGGAGGGGAACCATGGGCAGCCCACGCAGAGAGGGACGGGGGGTACGGCCGAAGGGGGGGTACCAGCCAGCGGAGACGGACCAGGGAAGCCCGCCCCAGAGCGGGAGTGTGGTGGCGCCGGCCCAAAACACGGCAGGATCAGCGGTCCCCGTGGGCGATGCCGTCCAGGTGGAGGTCACCCGGACCGAAGCGCCGGCGCCCCCGAAGAAGAAGGTCTACATGTGCTACGGCCACCCGGGGATTACCCGGGAAATCCGTGTCGAGGACGTCGCGCTGAACGGCCCGCCGTTCTGTACCCAGTGCGGGATCCGCATGGCGGAGGACATCACGGGGAAGCTATGACGGTCATCTGCGAGGCCTGCGGGACCACCTACGACGACACATACCGGCTGACCTTCTGCCCCCACGAGGCCTTCGAGATGCGGGCAGTGGCCAGCCGGGGAGACCAGGTCAAGGTCTGCACGACGGTCGAGGAGCTGCTCGAGTTCATGCGCTAGTCGCGGGGGTTCGACGATGGGGAACGCGGCGGCGGGGAAGGTCAGGCTCTACAAGGCGAAGGAGACCGTCGAGATCCTGGGGATCGAGGTGTTCGCCACCGGCGTCCACAACGGCGACACCTACGACGTGGCCGACCTCGAGCAGATGGTCGGCGCCGCCGACAAGGTCGGCTTCGAGGCGCCGCTCAAGCTCGGGCACATGGAGGACGACGACACGGCCGCGCTCCTGAAGAAGGAGGGGATGCCGGCCTTCGGGTGGGTGCGGAACCTCCGGGTCCAAGGGAAGAAGCTCCTGGCCGACTTCATGGAGGTGCCCAAGCGGCTGGCCGACCTCATCAAGAAGGGCGCCTACCGCCGGGTGAGCGCCGAGATTTATTGGAACTTCCAGAAGGGCAAGGACGTTTTCCCCCGGGTGCTCAAGGCGGTCTCGCTCCTGGGGGCCGAGATCCCGGCCGTCACGGACCTGGCCGGGATCGAGGCGCTCTACAAGAAGCTCGGCCTCGAGGCGAAGGGCAAGGACGAGGCAGGCCACGAGTTCCGCACCTACATGGGCGAGGCTTGGGGCGGCCTGCAGCTGAAGCGCAAGGAGGACGTCGCCTACCGGCTCTCGGACGGCACCCTCGAGCGGTGCGGGACCTGCCGCTTCTACCTGGGCAACGCCGAGCTCGGGGCCGTCGGGGCCTGCACCCTGGTCCACGGGGAGATCGCGGCTGAAGGCATCTGCGACCTGTACGAGGCGCGGGAGGCGTATCTCTTCCCGGGCGGCGTCGAGGAGGGCGAGGCGGAGGCGGCCCGCGGCAAGAAGAAGAAGGCGCCACGGACTTACACGATCGAGAAGCGTGGCGACAAGTGGTGCCTGATCGCCCAGGGGAGCGGGGAGACCCTGGGCTGCCACCCGACCGAGGGCGAGGCCCAGGCCCAGGAGGCGGCGATCAAGGCCAAGAAGGGGGGCTACGGCCAGGACGAGCGGCTCGTGCTCTGGATGAGCCGGGAGGCGGTGGCCCGCGCCTGCCCGGCGTGCGCGGAGAAGATGGCCTTCGCGGGGATCCGGGCCCTGAAGGTCACCTACGACCCGGCGACCAAGCTCTACGCCGGCTTCAGCGAGGGGCTCTGCACGAAGTTCAGCCCGGGGGAGGGGTTCCGGACCCGGTGCATGGAGTCGAGTGTCGGGCAGGCGGCCGACGAGCCTGGGGCGATGTGCAACTCGCTGAAGACGTGGTGCTTCGACAACGGGTACCTGGAGAGCAAGGAATCGGAAGGCCAGGGGGCGAAGGCCCATGGCAAAACGGCCGGCGCCGCCGGCGCTGCCCATCCCCCAGTGGGTGAAGGGGCACGTGAGATGGAGCCCAAGGACAAGGAGATCGCGGAGTTGAAGGCCAAGGTCACGGAGCTGGAGACCAAGCTCACCAGCCAGCGCGCCAACGAGTCCGCCCTCACGATGGAGCTGCCAGCCCTCAAGCAGCAGCTCACCGAACTCCAGGAAGAGAACCGGAAGATCCGGGCGGACCGCAGGAGCGACCGGATCAAGACGTTCGTGGCGGACCTGGTCCGCCAGAAGCGGATCGTCCCGGCGATGGCCGGGGAGGTAACCCGAGACCTCGAGCACTGCGACGACGCCAAGGTGATCACCTTCCAGCTCGAGGGGAAGGACATCAAGCAGACGCAGCTCGAGGCCCGCATGGCGTTCTACGGGAAGCTGCCGGTGCAGGGGCAGTTCGTGGAGAAGGAACTCACCCGCGGCGAGGGCAGCGGACACGCGGAGGGCGCCGAGGACACCGCGGACATCAAGGCGGACGTCCACCGGAAGGTGGTCAAGTACCAGAACGAACACGGCGGCCCGACGAAGATGGAGTACAAGGCGGCGTTCGAGGCGATCATGGCCGCCGATCAGGACCTCAAGGAGCGGTACGCACTGGCGGGGCGCTAGGCGCTCAGCCCGACCGTCTGATACTGCCCGAAGTGGCGCCATAGGACCCAGACATGGCCGAGAAGGGGATCATCGCCCTGCCCCACGCGCTGGTGGCTGGCGCCGACCTGAGTGCGGCCCAGTACGCGCCGGTGGCGATTGACGCCAACGGCGAGGTCGTGCTGGCGAACGTCGCCGGCGACAACTACATCGGCGTGGTGGAGGGAAAGCACAAGCTCGACGACCACTGCACCCTCACGTTCCACGGGGTGACCAAGGGCCGTGTGGGCAACGCCGTCGCCCCGGGGGACTACCTGACGGTGCAGTCGGGGTTCTTCATCAAGGGGAACAAGGGGACGTTCAACGCCTCCCTGTGGACGAACCAGGGCTCGCTCACCAAGCTGGTGGCCCAGAGCCTGGTGACCGTGGGATCCGGCGGGATCGCCACGATCCACGCCTTCCCGCACCCGACGATGGTGGCGAGCGCCTGAACCGCCGTCTGGCCGAGTGCCGATAAGGGACCTGAGCGATGCGAGTCGTGAAGCTCGTGAACCCGGACGGCTCGATCACCGAGCTGCGCCGGTACGACGCGACGGGGCGGGACCTGCACATCGACGGCCCGCTCAGCAACATCCTGATCAACTACCGGCCCGGCGGGTTCATCGCCGACCGGATCTTCCCGGAGGTGCCGGTCGGGAAGCAGTCCGATCTGTACTTCGAGTTCACGCAGGGAGACCTCTGGCGGATCCCGAACACGGTTCGCGCCCCGCTGACCGCCGCCAAGCGGGTGGACCTGAACGTCGCCAGCGCGACCTTCTTCTGCCGCAACTACGCGCTGGCCACCGGGGTCAGCCTCGAGGACGCGGTGAACGCGGACGAGGTGCTGGCCCTGCGGGAGAACAAGTCCCGCTTCCTGAAGGACCTGCTCAACCTGGACTGGGAGAACCGGGTGGCGGGGATCGTGGTCAACACCAGCAACGTGAACACCTTCGCGCTGGTGAGCAGCACCTGGAATGACCGGACCAACGCCGACCCGATCAAGGACATCGACCTGGCGATCGAGCGGGTGCGCGACGTCACCGGGTACCGGCCGAACCGGGCAGTCTTCGGCTGGAAGGCGTGGAAGGACTTCCGCCGGAACGCGAACGTC